TCCCAAGTATGAGGTCGCGGGTCTGTCAGACCTTCAAGGTCAGATATACGGAACGGAAGACACACCGGGTCTTGCTGCCGATTTAACCTCTGCGGGTGGTATCGGAGGTTATAAGGGCTACTTGACTTCCGGTACGGACGCTCTGTCGGCAGGTCTTGGGACGGTAGGTCAAGCTCTTGGTGACGATGGCGCATTGGCCGCTGCGACGGCGGCGGCACAAGGCTCCGCTCAGATGTTCCGGCCCGACGACCTTTCTGCATACATGAACCCGTATCAGCAGGAAGTCATCGACCAAACGATGAAGGAACTGCAACGGCAGGAAGCAATTAAGTATAACCAACTCGCCGCAGGTGCGGGCTCGTCCTTTGGCGGTAGCCGGTTTGGTGTGGAACGTTCAGAGTTGGGCCGTGGGTTTGCGGATGTTAGAGCAAAATCGCTGGCCGACATGTATTCGCAGAACTACCAGCAAGCCCTACAAACGGCGTCTTCGTCCTTTGAAAACCAGCAACGGCGGCAGCAGGCGCAATCAGAATTGATGCGCGGCATTGGCGCGTTGTACGGGGACCTTGGTCGGGTGCAGGCTGGCATTGGTGGACAACAACTGGGTGCCGCTGAACTGGCCCAAGCTACGGGAATTAAAGATATTGCGACGTTGCAGAACCTGGGTGCAGAGCAGCGCGACATAGCGCAACAGCAGCTTGATGCTACTCGTCAGAACACGTACCAAGATCTGTACGAACCGTATCAGCGACTAGGCTTCTTGTCTGATATATACAAAGGTGCTCCGTCATCTTCGATGACCCTTGGTACGGTGATATCGCCTAGTGCTCCGACACCCTCACTCTTCCAGCAAGCAGCGGGCGCGGGGGTAGGACTTCTTGGCGCAGGGGCCGCTGCGAAACAAATTGGTGGCCTATTTTAATTAAGGATTTTGTCATGAGAGATGTACTTAACCGACGCATGTTTAGAATGGCAAATGGAGGCATGATGCCACCGGAAGCGATGGCGGCTCCCGCACCAATGCCCATGGACCAAGGTATGAGCCCCGGTATGGGTCAAGGTATGGGTCAAGGTATGGGTCAAGGTATGGATCCAGAAATGGAAATGGCTGCAATGGCAGAGATGCTTCCTGCGGAAGTCTTACAAGCGGCAAGCCGAGACATGTCGCAAGCTACTCAGGAAGTTGCCGCCGAAGAGATTGGTGCCGCTGCGGATCAGGCTGCGGCTGAAAGCATGATGGAGCTTAATTCAGCGGGCGATTTCCGTGAAATTATGAACGCGGTTTGGAACGACCAAGCCGATGTTTCTGAGTACCGTGGGCGGTTGGCCGCTGTAGTCGGTCAATCCGACGCGGACCAGACCCCAGACTCCGTCTTAGCCCTTGTGCAGCCTACGCTACAGCTTGCAGAACTCGACAAGGGCATTGGCGCTTTAATGCAGGAAGAGTTGGCAGAAGTCGGTGAGGTAGACGGTGGTATCACAAATCTTGCTGCGAAGGGTGCGATAGCCGATAATCTATCATCCGGCACGGAAGCCGTAGTCAATGCCGTCAACAAGATGTCTCCTGGCGGTGGCGACGAAATGCAAATGATGGCCGATATGGCCGAGATGCCCGGACCAATGCCCATGGGCCAAGGACCTGTCTAGGAGTTTTTAATGGCTAATGGAATTACAGGGGTTCTGGACCCACGGGTAAAAGCAATTGCCGATCAATTAGACGAGGCGGAGATTTTTAAACCCACCGCCCTTACGCCTGAGAGTATTGAAACGCAACGGGCCTTGTTGCGCGGCCTTCCTGGAATGGCCGCTACCGATTACCAGAAGCAACTACAAGAATCTAAAGATTTATCTAGATTAAATTTGCTTTTGGGAGTTTCCAAAGCGGGATTTGATTATGCTAGTGCTCCTCGACAGCGCGGAGAGGGTGAATTCTCGGTAGCTTCAAGGGCGCTCTTTTCTCCTCTTTTGCCGCAAGTATCCAAGTTTGCCACGGATGTAAAGTCCGCAGAACTTGCCGCAGCAAAAGCCAAGAGGGATGAGGAGAGGGCTCTGACGCAAAGTGCGCTCACCCTGCAACAAACGGAAGCGGCCCGTTCAGACAAAGCTCGCGATGCACGACAAAATCTTGCTATTTCGCTTGCAGAAAAGAACTACAAGCCTATAGGGAAGGGTTGGCAGTATAAGGACGACAAGGGTAATTTCCAATCTTTCTACGGGTATCAAGTTACGAACAAACAAACCAACGACGTAGAAACGTACCGCGTAGACAAAAAGGGGAAGCCGGTACTTATAACGAGCGAGATAAAAGAAGCGCCCGATAAGACTACAACGTTGAAGCCCATGCTTTCTGAACCTGGTTATGTAATAGATCCTGACGGAAGGCAACAACGGGCAACCCGCATCTTTAACCCAAACAACAACTCTATGAAAATTGTTCTTTCAGATAGCGGCGTTGCTATCCGTACTTCTGGAGAAAACCCCCCTTATACGTGGTCCCGCACGGACCCAGCAGGGGGTGGCAAGGGGACAATAAAGTCTGTAACGAAAACGGCTCAATTTCTGACGAAAAATCCAAAGGGCAAATTTGAACTAAAGTCCATTCCTGTAGAGCGCATTCAGATAGACGATCCTACCACACTTTTGAGGAGGTTTGGTCCGCAGTTGTTTCCTGTTAATAGCGAAATACCACTCACAGCGGATGATCCCACAAAGAAAGGTCCAGACGGAAAGCCCCTGAAGATAAATCCTGTAGAAGGAATACATTTTACGTTAAGTCCCTTAGACAATCTAAGCCCTCCAACCACGGAAAAATTCTATCTTAGAAAAGATTTAAGTGAGCAAGATTTAAGAGCCGCTCAAAGTAAACTTGGAAAAGTGCAACCCGGAGAATTAGTTAGCAGACGGGTGTACCGGAACAAGAATACGCAACAGGTCCGTTTGTCTCAGTATGATGCACAGGGAAAAATAACGGGTTTAACTCCTGACGAAGCAAATAAATTTCTTACCGTAAAATCCGACCAGGACGACGGCAAGGGAAAGGCTCTTTCAAAGACCCCTGTAGAACTTACTATAGATGGCAAACCCGGACAGTTCTTATTGTATGAGTATGGTCCTGGCGACATAGGCTTCTACGATCTTGCAACGAAGAAGCGACTCGACGACAGCAAAGCGAAAGGTGCCTATAAATCAATTCCTGAAGACAAGCTTTTCCAAACTCTTGAACCTGTCTTCAATCAGGCGCTTGAAGCTGCCATAGCAAGGCGGCAGGACCTAGATGCGGCCACCTTGGAAGCATTAAAAAAGCAAACGCTTACTACTGCGGATCTAAAGAGGCTTACAAACCTGAAAGGCGGACAAGGTCTTACTCAAGCTATATCGGACATAGTTTCTACTAGGATTTCGGATATCTCAAATAGGCCGAAGCCCGCAGCGGCTGTTCCTAGTCCAGCCGTGCTTCCACCTCACCTTACTCAACGTTATCCGCGCATAAAGTCCTTGATTTCTCCGAGTGGTGCAACTCGCGAAAACTTTGTTCCTAATGCTATATTTATGCCTTGGAAAAGTGGTGCGGAGGTCACCCCGGATAAAAGAATTATGCTTGGTACGGGGTCTCACAAAGGTTTCAAATCTGTTACAGAATCAGAGATAGACAGAGCTTCTAGAGACTGGCCGTCGATTAAATCCGACATAAACAACATTATGCCAGATCTGGTTCTAGATAATCGGGAAGAAAATGTTCTTGCGTTTACAGGTCTGTGGAAGCATTTGCCTTCCATGGCAAAGAAAGAAAAGGTGGTTGCGTTTAGTCCGCAGCAATGGCGGACTGCCTATGATAAAGCGGCACAAAACTATGATGCCGCCGCAGGAAACTTTAAAGATCCATCAGAAATAGATTCTGGTATGAAAGGGCGCAGCCTGCAACAACAGATAGATTCTAACGCTGACGCTATTCGGGATAATGCCATCATGTTCCGATACTCAGATCAGGGTGGCGCTTTTAATCTTACGGGTACTTGGCTTGCTGAACTTAGAGGCAGTGGTTTAGGCGAACTATACGAAACAGTTGTTTTGGCTGGTGAAGAAGTTGCCATGCCGACAGCCAAGTGGGAAAAGTTTCTAAAGCCGGATAGCCAATTAACACCAAACGAAAGAGGAGAAAAAAACAAAGCTATAGAAATTTTTAACAAATTTCAGGCCGAGGGCGCTCCAAAAATTAGTGCGAATGAGTTTGAACGTGCCGCTGAATATCTTGCGGCATTGGCAAGGTATAGAATTCGTGCTTTTGATATGATACCGGATGCCCGCCCTTCGGATTTAGATATTAAAATGTTCTTACAAGCCTTTGTCGGAGACAGGGATTCAAAGACCGTTATCTTTCAACGGCTTTCTGAATTGCAAAATAAACACGCCAACGCAGCTAGTCGTTTAGTCAACAACAACCTGAACAAAGCGGCTTTTTCTGCCGACACTATTGTCGATTTGGAACATACCGCCCGTGCGCTGGAACGTGCGGCTGTACGCGATGTAGATATGGGGCAGGGTTCCCGTGCAAAACAGCAGGCCGAAAATTATCGTCGTGCGGCGGGAAAATATAGACTAGCTGCAAGAAAGATTGCGGGAAAAGTTGTTCCAGGGGTGCGGAAAGGGGCCGTATCTCCTCTTTCAAGGACCGTTGATGAAGAAACCACGGCTAATCTTTATAATAGGCTTGAGTCTGCTGCTTTGCAGGCTTTTCCTAACATGTCCTCTAAAGATGCTATTCAAGAGTTCTTGAAAGAAGGTCTAAACCTCATGGAGTTCAGAGGATCGTTTGAGCGAGGTCAAACTCCAAGTGCAGTGCAGGCAGTTAAAGAATCCGATGGAAGATATACAATTAAATAGTAGGACGCCGTAATGCCCACACTTCTCGAAACTCAAGTTCAAAGCGTCTTAAATGACGGGCGTTCCAGTGACCATAACATGTTGCGCTCTGACCGGACTTTTGCAGAAATCCTTCGGGACCCTAAAACAGGGGATGAAAACAAAAGAGATGTTGTAGACGCTTTTGTGCGGACATTTAAGAGAGATTTAGCCCCTAATACAGAGGGACAGGTCCTTGAAGGAACTGGTGATGCACAACCCTTTAGTGGAGCCCCTCCGGAAGCTCCTGCTCTAGGACCGTTACAGGCCGGGGAGTATTATGAACCCGGCGGAACGTTGGCCTATGATCCAGAGTTGGAGGCTACCCAAAGTATTCCTTTGACCGTGAACCTTGGATCTTTGGCAGGTGGCAAAAAAGTAGACGGAAAATTTCTTCCTGGCCCTCCGCGTGGAGATACGAAGTCAGTCACGTTTAATCTTCCTCCCGGAATGAGACCCGGGGAAATTCCCGAAGATTACTGGGATAAAATTATCCAATTTGTAAGAACGGACGAAAATTTATCCAAAGAATTCGCAGCGGCTCAAGAGCTTGAAGGACTAATAAAGACCGGGGCAAAAGCTGCAACGCGAGAGGCCATTTTGGGCATCCCAGCGTTACTTGATTTACCAAATCTTGCAGCGCGGGGCGCGGACTATGTATTGAGTCCTACAGGAACGAACACCCTGTTCAATGATACTTTTGGTAATCTGGCAAGATTTATTGATTACGAACCCCTGACAGATGTTGTGGAAAACATTGTAGATCCACGGGGGGAAGCAGAATCCGTTTATCTTGAGGATGCTCCCCGTATAGGAATGTCGCTTGGACTTTATACGACGGAATATCCCAACGCTCTCTTCGAGCCCATGGTGGTTGTGGATCCAAACTACGAACTTGCTCCCGTTCACCGTGCCACGGGAGAACTTCTAGACTCAGTTCTTACCAATATAGGTTTGGATAAAGCCCTAACTCCTCAAGAAATAACTGAAGCACAGAAGATAACGGGACTTATCGCAGGAGTAATGGGAGGTTCCCTTTCACAGTCGGGTGCCATAAAGGCAGGCGCTACACTTGTAAGCAAAGGGTTGACCTTTGAAGATCTCCAAGAGGCGGGTGCTTTAAACAAAGCTCTGTACAACATTGCAAACACACCCGGGGTTACCTTTATGCAAGGGGGCCAACGTAGGTTCACTATTCCTGGGACTATGGTTTTTGGAGCAAAAGACCTTGGCGTAGCTGGGGTTTCCGGTACAGCAATGGCCCTTACGCCAGACGAGTGGGGTCCAAAAGGAAAACTACTGGCGGGTCTGGGGGCTCCTCTTACATTATCTGCAACAAAGAACTTTGTAACTAATGTTACTAGAGGACAGGGTCTCCCAATTATAGGAGGTATGTTAGAACCTTTCTCTCCAGAGGGTCAGATACGGTTGGCAAACCGATATTTAGAGGCTACCCCAGGAGTTCGTGGTAACGAAGCTTTGATTGTTAGTTTGCTGGAGAACGCGGAGAATTTTCCCACCAGACCGGGGCAAAGCGCACTTCTTACGACGCCCGCTTACTTCGATTCCGTTTCTAATTCTCTTATGAAGGCGGAACAAGAATGGACGGCACTTAGTGGCAGAGGTGTTCCGGATGACCAGATAATCGCGCAACTCTCACAGAACCCAGAATTTGGTCGTTACTTCAATGAGATTCCTATATTTCCGGAAACGCCTACTTTAGAAACGTTGTCACAAGCGAGGGTGGCTACCAAATCAATTTCAGATGGTCTCTTAGGAACCATGTCATGGTTAGCTAGTGGAAGTCCTATAAAAAACGAGGTCTTGAGATCCGCTTCTGAACGATTTGATAAAGCTGAAGAGGTGTTCAAAAACCAAGCTTCTCGATTTGCCGGGGACCCTGAGAAGGCCGCAGGTTTCGTTGAAGATAGTTTGGTTGCCTTGGATGATCTTGTTACGACGGCCTTATCTGATCACGCTGCCGACGCGGCTTTGTATAACCGCCTTGCAGAGCTTGTTGATGACTCTGCGCTTCTTGCCGAAGCTAGGATAGGAGCCGCAGAAAGAGCTATTGAAGGTGTTCAAAATGCTCATAAGGAAGCTCGACAGATAGAAAGAGCCGTGTGGAGGAACGCGGGTGGCGATACGATATCTATCGATCCTTCCGACATGGCGCTTATAGGAGACAAGGCTGCGGATATTATTTTATCCACGCCCGCCGCTCAACGTAATCAAGTACCTCCAATCTTGTTTCAACTGGCAGGGCGCACCCGTTTACTTTCTGACGATGCTTTAGCTGCCATGGCGAAAGGTTCCGGAGCCGCTGACGATGTTCCACGTCAAATTGTAACCGCGAGAGCTAAAGTTGCACAACTTCAAGCGGAGTACGACAGTTTACCGTCCCTTGCAGCAGATCGTGTGGGAGAGAGGCTTGCAAAAAGATTAGAAAGGCAACTGGAAGGGGAAAAATCAAGATTAAAATCTTTTGAAGATCAACTGCTTCCCTCTAGAACCACAACAGATGAAGCAATCGAGACCTCTCAAGTCGGAATATTAGACTCTGTAGACACTTTAGATCAAGTTTTTGCAGCCCGTGGCGCTTTAGTAGATGCTGCTGCCCGGTCTCGCGCAAGAACGGGGGGAGCCAACGCCGCTCGTCTTGCTGGTGACATGCAAGCTTACATTATTGACGATTGGTTGCAGAACCCTGAGTTGTTTGCGGCGAGTGGGGCAATGTCTGACGATGTATTAGCTGCATATAACTTAGCAAGAAAGTTTAGTCAGCAACTTAATGACCGCTTTACACGGGGTTCTGTAGCGGACTTCTTGTCCACAACGTCTCGCAGAGAAGACAAGGCAGATCCGAATCAATTTCTCGCCAAACTTATTAATGACGACACAATGAGACCAGGAAAATTACCCTCTGGAAGCGTAGACGAGTTGGATGCGGCTCTCGTAAAAGCTAGAGCACCTTTCCTTATGAGAGAAGACAACGTATGGAGAGTCGATCCAGACGCACCTCTCACTCCCAACATTGAAAACCTTACGTGGCAACAGATCAGCAGTGGAGAGGTTCCACTTTCTAGCGAACTTCTGCGCGAAGAACTTTTAAACCGTCTTGCTCTTGTAGCGGTGGATCGTCGTACAGGGGATGTTAATACGAAAAGCGTAAACAAGTTTGTAGATAGTTTGGCGGTCCCGATTAACAAAGTTGAAGAGAGCTTTCCAGGCTTTCGTTCGGAGCTTCTTGAGTTATCAGAAAATGCCGAAAAACTGGCGGTTAGGAAGAAAGCTTTAGAAAAACCAACCAAGAAAGCTTTGGACAAAGCTTTACAATCGGGAGACATGGATGATTTATCTGGAGCTTTATCTGGAGCAAAACTTGTTAGAGAAGTTCAGGGAGATCGAACTGTAGCGAGCGTCTTTCTTGACAATGATCCGAATCAGGTTGCCGCTGCTCTTCTTGGAAAGCCGCAACAATTTGCGTCTGATGTAACTCCTATTCTGCAAATTTTAAAGAATGATGAATCTGGTGCAGCTTTAGCAGGCTTCAAGAGAGCTTTGTGGAACGAGATGAATTCATTCACGATGGATAGTCCCGGAAGGGTAGGCCGCAAACCTTCTGAAGTTACTATGGATCCTAAAGCCTTGCAGACGCTGATGCGAGATCAAGAAACCACGCTCCGAAAAGTTTTCGATGATGTAGTTCCTGTGGGATACAGACCCGACGAGAGTGCCACGACGACTTTTGACATGCTTCGTATGTATGTCGATGAAATGGTCAATACAATGGCAGAGATAGAGGGTCGCGTTTCAGGGGTGAAGGCCGCAGATCCAAGTCCTCCGTTGAGGGCTAGAGAGTTCATCCGAAATCTTGGTCGCATTGCAGGGGTGAAGTTAGCCTCACTAACGGGAGGTCCTGCACTTGTCATGGCAGGAACGGGTGGTCGGATTGCCAATGAACTTTGGAAGTCGGGGGGTCAAGAAGCTATCTTGCGAGTTGTTTCGGAAGCTTTGACTGATCCGAATTTTGCTAGAGACATGCTGGTTAACCGCGCTACACTCAATTCTAAAGGACGTTTTGTCTTTGACAAAAGGCTTACTCAAAAAATCCGTCCACACCTTTACATTCAGTCCCCAGGAGTACCCACGCAAGTAATTCGTGAGACCATTGAAGACGTTGACAGGGAAGATCAGATTCGTAGGGAAGGGGGACGAGAAGTAATAACCCGTGACCCTAACGAGAATATTTATAGGCGGCAACGAATTGGGGATCAGTCTTCATTGAAGATGCCCACTCCTAACCCAGCGTCTGCTTTGAATAATGTTAATATCGCCGCGCCAATATCTCCGCCGCAACAACCCGCCGCCGCGTCGCAAGCGTCGCCTCAAACCTTGGCTAGACTTGAACAGGTGGGACTACCGCTCTTCGCGAATAAAGGCGGCATAATGTCGGTGCGGGCCAAGCCCAGGCAGATGGTCGGATGAAGCTATCTGATCACTTCTCTCTAAGTGAGCTAACAAAGTCCAGTACGGCGGAGCGCCAGGGCATTGCCAATGACCCGTCCGAGGCTGAGATAGAAAACCTCATCCTTGTCTGCGGCAACATACTGGAGCCCGTCCGTAACCATTACGGCATACCGTTCATACCTAACAGCGGGTTTCGGTGCCTGGAGCTAAACCGCGCTATTGGATCTTCAGACAAGTCCCAGCATACCATGGGCAAGGCCGTAGACTTTGAAGTGCCTGGAATCTCCAACAAAGACGTAGCGTTGTGGGTTCAAGAGAACTGCGACTACGACCAGCTTATTCTGGAGTTCTACAAGGAGGGTCAACCCTCCAGTGGCTGGGTGCATTGCAGCTACGATGTAGATAAGGAATTAAGACGGACGGCTCGCGTCTTCGACGGCAGTAGTTGGACAGACCTAGCTTAACCAGTTCCGAGCGTCCTCTCCCATTATCTGGTCCGCAATTTTAATCTTACCCCGCAGGGCGTTGACGATCTTCTCGTCAATCGTGCTTGGGGAGATCATGTCTATATATGTGACTTTGTTAGTCTGGCCTATCCGGTGTGCGCGGTCCTCTGACTGAAGGCGAAGCTCCAGATCATAGCTATTAGAGTAGTATACGACGGTGTTTGCTGCGGTAAGCGTCAGGCCGAAACCTCCTGTGCGAGGATGCCCCACGATGAAACGTAACTCTGATTGTCGATCCTGGAAGGATTCCACGATCTGTTGACGCTCAGAATCAGGGGTTTCACCGTGGAGCGATGAGACCGATGGTACGCTAAATCGGTCTCGCAGGGCCTCAGTAATCGAGCGAATGTCCCGGGTCCATGTCGCCCATATGATCGCCTTACCCTGTATCTCATCGCAAAGATCCAACAGGCTATCCAAACGGTTGGACTTTACCTGATGGATCGTGCCGTCGTCGTCTGTCAGGTGGCCGCAGCATATCTGTTGCAACCTCATAATCTGTGTCAAAACGTTTTGCGTCGTGGACAACTCACCACTGTCCAGTTGTGCTAGTGCCAGATGCTTCATCTGGTTGTATGCCGAAGTCTGTTCTTTTGTAAGCTCGACCTCACGTTTCATGTAGACCTTGTCGGGCAGGTCCAGGCAGTCTTCCTTACGAACGCGGTATGAGTGCTCTTGCAGTTTCTCGGTCAACTCCTCCAGCTTTCGGAAGCCGACAATCTGGTTGAACGAATGAGCGCCCATGGTCCGTCGCTTCACAACGGCGTAACGGCCCTGGAATGCAAAGTAACTTTTGAAACCAAGGATCCTGGGGTCCAGGAATTCCATCTGGCTGTACAAGTCCATGGGACTGCGCGTGACAGGGGAGCCGGTGAGAATCCTACGCATGACGCACTTCTGTCCTATGCGACACAGGGTCTTAGTCCGTTGGGCTTTTCTATTCTTAATGGTTGTCGATTCGTCAACCGTCATAAACACTTTGAACCGTTCTGCAAAGAACTCGGCAATCTCGGAGCCCTTCTTTGTACTGAAGGCCTCGACGTTCATGAGCAAAAACTTGAGGGTAGCGGGGTCTCGCTGCGACAGATCGTTAAGTTCTTTCTTCTTGGCCTTTGTCAGGTTAGGCTTCCAGATGACTACTTCTCTTTGTATGCGCTCCGGAAGATGCGTTTCAATCTCTCTGGCAAGGTTGGCTACCACGGCCTTGGGTGCCACCATGAGTGCAAAGTCTATACGACCTTCTTCAAAGTTGTACGCCGTTGTATCCAGGTCTACCTTTGATTTGCCCGTCCCCATGTCCATAAGCAGCGCATAGTTCGTCTTCTCGGCGCTCGCGTCGAAGGCTTCCTTCTGGTGCGCGTAGGGCTGGGTCTTAAAGTTAAATTCGGGCATACCAAGATTTCTCTTGCAATGTCTAATAAATACCCATATAAACAAAATCGCTGGTTTAGTCAACCATCGAATAACGAACAAATAAGGAGTTATCATGAGCGACTTAATTTCCGAAATGGCCTCTGACGGGGTCGATCAATCCGACAACATTGACAAGCTTAACGACGGCCAACTCGACGGCGTGTCCGGGCTTGCCAATCGCGCAGCAGAGCTTGAGCAGTTGTTGGCAAAGCAAGAGCAGGCGATGAAAGATACCAAGGCCGCTCTGCACAAAATCACCGACGAACAGTTGCCGGAAGCACTGGAAGAAATGGGCCTTCAGAAGTTCACTCTGACGGATGGTTCCGAAATATCTATAAAGCCGATCTACTCCGCGTCCATTCCCAAGGACCGGCGCGATGAGGCGTTTGAGTGGCTGCGCGACCATGAGTTTGGTGACTTGGTAAAGAACAACGTCACTGTGACGTTTGGACGCGGGGAAGATTCTGCGGCCAAGGAGTTCATGAACCTATGCGGTTCACAAGGATACGCTCCGGACCAACTCCAGAAGGTCGAACCAATGACCTTGAAGGCGTGGTTACGGGAGCGTGTAGAAGCGGGTGACGCCGTCCCGCTTGATCTATTCGGCGCATTCATCTCACAACGAGCAACTATCAAGAGGAGTAAATAACATGGCAAGAGCCGTCGCGAAAAAATCCAATGCACAACTTGCAGAGGTACATGACCTGTTCCTGGCGGATGCAGGTTCTGGCGTAGATGATTTGGGTTCAGAAGATCTCGCCATTCCGTTCGTCAAAATCTTACAAAAGATGTCCGACGAACTTGACGACCTCGACAACGCCAAGGCCGGGGACATCATCAACAGTGTAACGAAAGAGGTGACCAAAGGTAAGAACGGCATTCGTGTCATTCCCTGCGCTTACCGTCTGGAGTGGATTGAATGGGAGCCTCGCGGTACAGGAACCGGAGCACCTCATGCCATCTATCACACTGGTGATCAGATCCCCGCTACGGAACGGAGCGACGACAACAAAGACATGGTTGTCGATGGTGCGGGCCGTTACCTTGAGCGCACCGCTCAACATTACGTTCTTGTCGTTGATGAGGACGGAATGACCCAGCAAGCGTTGCTGCCCATGAAGGCAACGCAATTCAAGAAGTCCAAGCAATGGAACTCTGCTATTAAGTCTATCAAGATGAAAGACAGTAATGGCAACCTGTTTACACCGCCCCGTTTTAGTCATATCTGGAAGATGACGACGGTCTCCGAGGAGAACAAGAACGGGTCCTGGCACGGTTGGCAGATTGAGAAAGACGAGGTTATCTCAGACCCTGATGTTTACGCGGAAGCGAAGCATCTCGCTCAATCCATCCAAGCGGGTGAGGTTAAGGTTCAACATGTGCGTGAAGATGAGGGCTCTACCTCATCTGACGAAGACACGCCGTTCTAACTTAGGGATTGGGGGAGGCTTGTCCTCCCCCACCTTTCCATGACAAAGAACGTAGATAGATTCGCACGGCTGTTCCGTGGCTTGAACAAGGCGTATGGCGCGGTGGACTTAACCACCAAGGACGCCAACGGCAAGCAAAAGGGCAATTACAAGATTGTCCGCGAACCACGGACCAAGGCCACGTTTACATCTCACCTGAAGGGTGAGGTCAGCATAGGCGTTGTTCCGATTAACGAGGACAACGTCTGCATCTGGGGGGCCATCGACATTGATCAATACCCCCTGGATCACGCTCAAATAATCAGAAACATTCTGAAACATAAGCTCCCGCTGGTGGTTTGCCGCAGCAAATCCGGTGGGGCGCACCTGTTTCTATTCTTTAAAGACTTTATCGACGCGGAGAAGGTTCAACTCAAGCTCAAGGAGTTGTCGAGCGAACTAGGCTACGCCGCCAATACGGAGGTGTTTCCAAAGCAGATAAAGCTCTTGGTTGACCGGGGTGATACCGGGAACTTTTTGAACCTACCGTATTTCAAGGAAGACGGAGGTCTGCGCTATGCCTTTAAAGAGGACGGTAGCGCGGCCACGTTGGATGAGTTCCTGGACATGGCCGAAACGGCGGCGATTGATGAGGATCAACTCGACGCGCTGTTGAAGAAGGAAGAGGCTGTTGTTGATGAGGAGATTAAGGACGGCCCGCCGTGCCTACAGGCTTTGATTCGTCAGGGGTTCCCGGAGGGTACGCGCAACAACGGTCTGTTCAACATTGGCGTATATCTCCGTAAGTCCAGTCCCGACGACTGGGAGAAGAAGATTCTGGAGTACAATCAGAAGGTCTTCGATCCGCCGCTTGATCTTAAAGAGGTCAACATCGTAGCCGATCAGGTGAAGAAGAAGGACTACCAGTACAAGTGCGCGGACCAGCCCATCTGCAACTTCTGTAACAAGGACCTCTGCCGGACACGGCGTCACGGCGTAGGTGGGGGGACGAACACCCCGACAGTTGCAAATCTTCGTAAGTATGATAGCGAACCTCCACTCTGGTTCCTGGATGTCAACGGATCTCCTGTTGAGCTAGACACAGAGGCCTTACAAAAACAGCCGCGCTTTCAAATACTTTGCATGGAGCAGATAAACTTCATGCCGCGCACCATGGCTAAACAAGCTTGGGAGGCTGGCATCAACAACCTTCTTAGTCATATGATTGAGACCGAGGGTGCGGTCATATCAACGCCAGAAGATACCAGTCTTCGCGGCCAGTTCTATGACTTGCTTGAAGAGTTTTCGACGCACATGCAGACGGCGGTGGATAAAGAAGAGATATTGCTTCGCCGACCATGGACCGATCCGGAGGACAACCGCACCTACTTTCGGCTCAAGGATTTTGAGTCATTTCTCAAGCGCAATAAGTTTTTTGAGTACCGGTCAAACAAGGTGGCTCAAAGACTGCGCGACATGGACGGTAGGGCGGAACAGTTTCGCATCAAAGGCCGCACGGTCCGCTGCTGGTCGATACCCGCGTTTGCCAAGATTGAGGAAGAGTTCAGTTCTAAGTTTGAAGATGACGACGTACCATTTTAGGAAGAGACATGAACGTACCGACACACTGGCAAGTTATGCTGAGAGAGATCCGTCAGGACAAAGGATGGAGCATGAGGGAATTGGCCGAAAAGACCGGTCTGCATGAACGGACCATCTTTGATTACGAGAACGTAAGGAAGCCTAGGGAGATGTCCATATATAAAGTGGAAAGGATTCTTGCCTCGCTGGGCTACGAAATGGATTTTTTTATGAAGGACCGGGCCGACCGGGTCATCAAGAAGCGCCATCCCGAGGTTTACGAGGCGACTACCGGTGTTTAGGTATTTCGGACCTCCCGGCACCGGCAAGACAACTACTCTTCTTAATCAGGTAGATGGGTTGCTCGCCAACGGAACGTCACCTACGGAAATTGGCTACTTCGCGTTCACGCGCAAAGCCGCACATGAGGCCAGGGATCGCGCCGTTTCGCGGTTTGGTTTGGACCCAGAAAAAGACTTTCTCTACTTCCGCACGCTGCACAGTCTGGCGTTCCTTCTCTTAGGCATGAACAACGCTGAAATCCTTACAGAGGATAAGCTAAAGAAGTTTGGTAAGGCGGTAGGCGTGGACCTGTCCACGAACAACGAGACCTTGCAAGACGAAGGCTTCTCCATATTGAGGTCGAACCATCCGATCATGCGCTGTATAGATCTGGCGCGGAACACGCTCCAAGGTCCAGAGTACGCCTACAATTTCTGTGACCTACACATGCCGTATTACGAGTACGAACACGTCTATAAGGAATACAACCGGTTCAAGACCGTCAACGGCCTTAAAGATTTCACCGACATGATGGTTGAGCTTGCGGCGAACGCATCCCTCGTTCCGCACCTGAAGGTTGTTTTTTTAGACGAGGCTCAAGACCTAACGCCTTTGCAGTGGCAGGTGGCTAAGATTTTGAGCGACAACAGTGACCGCATGTTCGTCGCTGGCGACGACGACCAGGGCATCTACCGCTGGGCCGGGGCCGACATTGACCAGTTCATTAACCTGTCGAGTGGCTCTGAAGTATTGGAGCAGTCTTACCGCATTCCGAGGTCCGTACAGTCTGGCGGACCGCGTGTCCAAAAGGATTACGCACCGGCAGAAAAAGGTTTGGAACCCGCGCAAGGAAGAGGGGTCCGTGTCCCGCATCTATGATCCGCAGAACTTTGACTTTAACGGAGAGGGGTCTTGGCTGGTTATGGCGCAAGCCAATTACATGCTCGACGGCATTGCCGCAGAGATGAAGTCTACCGGCCAGTTCTTTGAAAGGTATAACCAACCGTCGTTAGGCCAGCGGGTGCGGGATGCCATTAGTGCCTGGAACCACATACAGCAGGAAGCCGGTCACGAAATATCGTTGCGCGATGCACAGAATTTATACCGCCATATATCCAGCGGTGAGGGCAAGCTTCAGCGCGGTGCGAAGAAGATGCTGGACGGTGCAAATGATCAGGACACGTTCAGCTTGTCCGTTCTCAGGAAGCATTTTGGTCTGCAAGTCCCGGATACAACCTGGGACGTGGCGCTAGACCGGATACGCGACGAGGACCGAGCATACATCACGGCGCTACTTAACCGAGGCGTTAACATATTTCAGAAGCCTACGATCAAACTGTCCACGATCCACGGGTCAAAGGGTGGTGAGGCCGACAACGTCCTTCTGTACCTAGACCTGTCGAGCAAGGCGCTACAGGAAATGGAGCGCAACCCGGACGACGCTCACCGCGTCCTATATGTCGGAATAACCAGAACGAAGAACAACTTGGTTTTGAAAATGCCGGAGGATCAACAGAGGGGTTGGGCAGTATGAAGAGCATAGATCTTAGAGTTATCGTTGAGAGCCCGTATAGACCTAATCCTCACCGATATGATTTAGAGATGGAGTTGCAGGAAAACCTGGAGTACGCCAGACGTTGCATGTTCCATTCAATTGGCATGGGTGAATCGCCGTTCCTATCGCACCTTTTGTATACGCAAGTGCTTGACGACAAGAGATCTGAAGAGCGGGAAATGGGTATGTTCCTCGCGAGGTCCTGGTACGACGTGGCCGACATGTGCGCCGTCTACACGGACAAGGGCGTCAGCGAAGGCATGAAGAAGGGCATTGAGTATGCTCGTTATGTAGGAATTCCAGTAGAGGAGAGATCACTTTATGAAGGCGAAGACGATTTTGAGTGAAGCCATCAAGCTTGTTGATGGTGACCGAAAAGATACGCATGGAGACATGGTAGAGAACCATGAGAACATAGCGCGTCTATGGAACGGCTACCTGTGGAACGTCGATACGTTAACGGGGTCCGACGTTGCTAACATGATGGAAATACTGAAAGTTGCTAGAAGAAAACTGGGTGCTCTTAATGCTGACGATTATGTGGACGGGGGTGGATACTCCGGCGTTAGCTACGAGTGTAAAATAGCGGAGCTAAAAATTGAAAACAAACATGAAAAAACCAAAGTGGGGCGTAAGAACTGAGTGGGTTCCCGTTGACGACCTACCCGTGACGCCTCGCGACATAAAAGAAATAGCCATCGACCTTGAGACTAAGGACCCAAGGCTCAAGAGCCACGGTCCTGGATGGGCAACCGGCCACGGCGACGTGGTTGGCATAGCTGTGTCCTACGACGGTTTTACTTCATACCTCCCGTTTGGGCATGAAGGCGGTGGTAACCTTGACCGGGGCATCATCCTCAAATGGTTTGAGAAGGAAATCGCCAAGCACCCTTCTGACAAGATATTCTACAACGCCGCCTACGACGTAGGCTGGTTAGGCCGTCTGGGCGTCAAGCTGGAAGGCCGCATCCTCGACGCGATGTTGGCTGCACCTCTACTAAACGAGAACCGGTTCAGCTATTCGCTCAACGCGGTGGCCTACGACTACATGGGCGAGATGAAATCCGAAGCGGCACTCAGAGAGGCGGCGCAGGAATTTGGCGTAGACCCCAAGGGCGAACTGTACAAGTTGCCCGCTACGTTCGTTGGTGAGTACGCGGAAGCCGACGCACGGCTCACGCTCCAGCTTTGGCAGACGTTCAAGTCCGAACTTTCCAAAGAAGACCTATGGCAAGTGTTTGACCTGGAGACAGAGGTCCTACCGCTATGCATAGAAATGACTAGGCGCGGCGTCAGGGTAGACCTTGATCAGGCGGAGAGACTCAAACAGGATCTCCTCAAAGAAGTGAAGAAGATCCTGTCCGGGATTAAGAAGGAAACAGGTATTAGTATAGAACTCTGGGCTGCGGCGTCCATTGCAAAAGTGTTCGACCAACTGGAGATACCTTACGGACGCACCAAGACGGGACTGCCGTCCTTCACCAAGAACTTCTTGTCCCAGCATGAGCATCCCATAGCTCAACAGATCGCAGAGGCGAGAGAGTACGACAAAATTGGTAACACGTTCCTGTCTAGCATTTTCCGCTACGCGGAGAAGGACCGCATCCACGGCCACATAAACCAGTTGCGGAGTGAGGGCGGCGGCACCGTATCGGGCCGCATAAGCATGTCTAACCCGAACCTCCAGCAAATACCGGCCCGGAACCCTGACATGGCGCGGAAGATACGCGGCCTTTTCTTACCGGAAGAAGGTGAGCAGTGGGCGTCTATGGATTTCGACCAGCAAGAGCCACGTATCCTGGTCCACTTCTCAAGCCTCACGAACAAGGGCCTAACCGGATCCGACGTTTTTGTTGACGCCTATAAGACTAAGCAAAATACCGACTTCCATCAGATGGTTGCCGACATTGCTGAGATCCCTAGAAAACAGGCAAAGACCATCAACCTTGGCATTATGTACGGGATGGGTCAGACCAAACTGGCGGAGCAACTGGACGTGTCCACGGACGACGCTAAACGGCTCATGCGCCAGTACCATGATGACGTGCCGTTCGTGAAAGAACTTATGGATGCAGTGCAGCGTAAAGTTTCGCACCGCGACAAGGGCGGGTTTGTGAGATCTTTGCTTGGCCGCAAATGCCGCTTTGATTTGTGGGAGCCCAACCTTTTTGTTTCGTCCAAGGCGTTACCAAAAGAGGAAGCGCACATAGAGTACGGCGACAACATCAAACGCGCTTACACCTATAAGGCATTAAACAGACTGATCCAATCCAGTGCCGCCGATCAGACCAAGGCGTCCATGGCTGCAATATACAAAGAGAAGAACAAGATTCCTCTCGTTCAGATCCACGATGAACTGGCCTTCTCTGTGACTGACAAGAAGGAAGCCCGAGAACTTTGCGATGTCATGGAAAATTCCGTCGAACTACAGGTTCCGACGCCCTGCGACATCTCGTTAGGTCCGAACTGGGGAGACTTGACGAAGGAGGATTAATCCGATACTGTCCCATAACATTATGAGGTCTAAACCATGGATACAGAAAAGTGGAAGAGTGTGGTCATACCGATCAAGACCTACAAAGTCTTGAAACGTTTGGCCGAGCGCGAACACCGGACGTTGTCTGGTCAGTTCACATTTATGATTGAGCAAATGACCAATGAGGAAAAGGAGGCTACGAAATGACTCCCGTTCTCGCGACGGCGGCATTTTATGCAGTGGTGATACTGTATGTCGCAATTACCGGCTGAAAAGTTTGACGTAATCTACGCTGACCCTCCCTGGACGTTCCGCACTTGGAGCAACGAGGGCAAGGACCGCTCACCCGAAAAACATTACGACTGCATGAGCCTCGCAGACATCCGTGCGCTTCCTGTCTCTGACATAGCTGCCGAAAACTGCGCTTTGTTTTTGTGGGTCACGGATCCCTTGTTACCGGAGGGGCTCAAGCTCATGGAAGCGTGGGGCTTCAAGTTTAAAACCATAGCCTTTGTCTGGGCCAAATTAAACAAGAGCGCACCGCCTACGCTATGGACAGAGAGAGATTTCTTTACGGGTCTCGGTTACTGGACCAGGGCTAACCCAGAGCTTTGCCTTCTGGGTACGCGAGGCAAACCGAAGCGCGTATCTAAATCTGTTCGACGGCTTGTCGTATCACCCAGGCGGGAGCACTCAAGAAAGCCCGACGAGATTGCAGAGAAGATTGATGACCTCATGGGACATGATACGTCCAAGATAGAATTATTTGCTAGGACAGCTAGGACAGGGTGGACGACATGGGGAAACGACGTTGCCAAGTTTGATTAGTTGTTCTAAAAAAGAGTATCCATAGAGGTGCGCGTTATCCGGCATCCCCTGGCTCTTCGTTTGTTGACTCCTTTCGCAGAGTTTTTAACGCGCATCACCTCCCCGGAGGTGGAAGATAACCTCCCTGTGTCTTCTACCTTCGGGGCTCCCTTAAATAAGTGTTCTATATGTGACTGCGACTTCGACGTTGAAGAAGAAGGCGGCATCCTTGGTTATTTTGGTGTGTGTCCAGTAAGCTTCTGTCCGTGGTGTACGACATCAATTTTTGACATGGTGCAGCAGCATTGCGACTACTGCCCAAACGATGACGAAGACCCTCCCTTAATAAACTAGTTGACAACTCCTATAACATCCCATACATATGGGATCAGTTTAACAGGAGGATTCGTCAATGCCACATGTCAACTTGCTGGAAGAGTTCTTTCAGAACATCCGCATGGTCAACCAAATGGGCCGGGTAGCGCGGTGCGAGAGTGCCGCTGCACGGGCTAACGATCCCGAGTTCAAGCGCATCTGGACGGAGAAGGCCGACGCCATCCGTGAAACCTATAAGACGGAGATCAACTGATGAATATAATCAGGCTTAACGGCGCGGACAGACGGCACGGTGATAAAATTTTGGTGATCCAGAACCTCACTGGGCAATTTGGACAGTTTTGTGGGCAAACTGCTCACGTCTGGAACAGTAGACTGAAAGCCTACGCCTGTTACCCTACCACTAACGTCAATACGGCGTTAAATGCACTCAACCAGATGGAGTTGGACGTATGATTTCCCCTGGCTGGTACAAAGACATGTTTGACGCTTTCCATCGGCGCTTTGAGGTCTTGGAAAAGAACGAGTACCCTACATACGGTGCAACCGACGCCCTTCTCAATAAGAGCCGTGGCTTCACGCTAGGCGACATGGAGCGGTTGTTCGACAACCCCACCGCCTACTGGCCCCTCCCTATAACATGCCCGAAATGCAAAAGTAGTTTGGATGTTGGACATCTGGACTGGGACACGTTTGTCTGCACGTCTTGCAAAGCCGAAGTAAAACGCGGCGACTGGATCTTGAAAGGATTTGAAAAGTGATCGCACTTGTATTGATACCCGTCATCCTGTTTGGCGTGGACAACGCCGACTTCTTTAAACAAGCCGCTGAAGAACGCGAACAAGGTTACACTTGGCACTATACGGGAGAGCAGGAGCTTGACCCACGGTCCAAGGCCATCCCAATCCAATGCATGGACGGCGATAAGCCCTGCGGCGAACCCTTTATTCTCTGGAAGCTCAAGAAATGATTGGCCTCTGGGAAAAGTTCCTCATGTGGGTACGCGGATACCATCGTATCGCTCCCCGGCACACGCCAAGTATTCAACCGAAACAAAAAATTACCGCTTGGACCAGTGACGGCGAAGGTGTCGTCACGCTCCATGGTCCGGCAAAACCCGACCAGTTGGTCACATGGAAAGAAGGAGACGACGATGCCTAGTTTTGTGGTAATGCGCCCTGACGGCGAAAAGGTGGACATCACCGACAACATCAAAAACGCGCTTGGCGAGGACGACGTTCGCGAAGCCCTTGTTGGTGCGCTCAAGAAGCCCGTACCAGGGTCCAGCAATGCCGCCATCCGGCGGGAGAAGAAACTGAAAGAAGCGCGGACCAAGTGATGTTCACGCTTCTGCGATACAAGGAACCGGACCCTGGCGAACACCGTCAGGGCTTCCGGCCCTTGCCCAAAGAGAACCCATACAAGAGCAGTCTCTGTTTGAAGTATGAAGAAGAATCAGAACTGCAAATCGTCAACGCACCCAAGAGCGTGGACATATCAATTTAAGGAGTCGAACTAATGTTAGAAGAACTTACCTCCGTCGAGCGCCTCAAGCGCGACATCCGCAACGCCGCTTCTACCCTGTCCGATACAGAGGCGCGGTTCCTCGTTGATTCATACTATCAGATGCAAGATGACCGCATCCGTGCCGCTGGACAGGTTCGTTCAATGGACAGCGAACCTCACGCCGTTCTGTCCTGGTTGACCGAACAGTCCTCCCTGCTAGAGAACCAAGTCAAAGGTGCTCTCGACGTGTACTCTGCAAACCATCCTATAGGTAAGCGCATACGCACCGTCGATGGCGTGGGACCGGTTATCTCTGCGGGCTTCCTGGCGCACATAGACATAACGAGAGCTAACACGGCGGGCTCCATATGGCGCTACGCCGGTCTGGACCCAACCAGCGAATGGAAGAAAGGGACCAAGCGTCCGTTCAACGCCAGCCTTAAAACGCTTTGCTGGAAGCTAGGCGAGAGTTTCGTAAAAGTATCCGGCAAAGAGACGGCGGTGTACGGTCATCTCTACAAAGAGCGCAAGGCTACGGAACTGGAGCGCAATGAGAACGGGGACTTTGCGGATCAGGCCGCTGCAAAGTTAGAGAAGTTTAAGATCGGCAAGACCACCGACGCCTACAAAGCTTACTCCGTGGGCAAGCTACCGCCCGCACATATCCATGCCCGTGCAAAACGCTACGCCGTTAAGATGTTCATCAGCCATCTGCACGAAGCATGGTACACGCACCACTACCAACGGCCCGCCCCGGCACCTTATGTATTTGCTCACGCTGGGCATGTGCATAAAATGGATGTTCCGTTCTAATCAGTGTATCCGAGAGAACCATCGATAATGAATGAATCGAAAGATGGGAGAGAACCAAAACACGCGAATGAATCAAGTCCCAAGAGAGAACCATATGTTGAGAATGAATCATGAAATAAGAGAGAACCAAAACGCCAAAATGAATCATCTGTTGCGAGAGAACCAAAACACGCGAATGAATCACCGCCCGTAAGAGAACCACACGAAGCGAATGAATCATCTGTTGTGAGAGAACCAAAAGCTGAGAATGAATCATGTTATCAGACCTGAAGATAGAACCAGACTAGTTGAATGAATCACGTTCTGAGAGAGAACCAAAACACCAGAATGAATCAAAATATAGGAGAGAACCACTCGTAATGAATGAATCATCTTGTAAGAGAGAACCAAACTCTAAGAATGAATCAGCTAAAAAGAGAGAACCAGATACACTGAATGAATCAGTGCCTTAGAGAGAACCAGTAGCGAAGAATGAATCATATATCGAGAGAGAACCAGTGGCTATGAATGAACCAATGAGTGAAATTATCAAAACACCACCGCTACCGGAAGTCGTCCGAGAGCGACTTGTGCGTGAGGCGTCAAACCATCTCAGCCGTGACGCCGCCGGGGAGAAGAGCCTACGCGCCCTGTGCCATGCCTTTCTTGCCAAACATGTGGTAAAATGAAGTGACTTGACAACCTCTTCTGTATGGGATAGTTCTTATACAGTTAAAGGGAGAAAGTTACATGAACGCAAAATTTGATCCTGCCGCCGCGTGGGATGAATACTTGGATTTATGCGAAGCGCAGCATGAGCCGAGCGATAGTGACTTTTTAGCTAACGCCGGTCTTGATGCATATGGGCATCTGACATGGACCGTAGGTAATGATGATTGGATTGCCTGTTTTGATGCAGTCTTATCACCTGACGGAACACGCATTGCGTATCACGCGGTGGTTGATTGCGAGAGCGGTGGTTTCATCGACACGATTGAAAAGGGTGTTGTGCCTGTCGAAGAGGCAAAGGCGAAGTTACATTATCTGCCGGATAGTTACTTGGACAGTTGCTACGAGCAATACGCCGACGATCACGAATACCCTATCGATGTTGACGAGTGTCAACAAAGCATTCAACGCTGGAACCGCCATATCGATATTTTAGTGAATCAAGGGGAGAAAATCGTTTAAGTGACTGAACCTATGACATGCCCATGGTGCGGCCAATGGACCCGACTGGAGATGGTCCGGTCGCACCTGGAATGTCCCGTGTGCCGACGTGTTGTCTATGATTGCTGCGACGGTGACCACGTGGGGGAGAAAACAGATGAAGAGACTACTGTTACTGGCTGTATTGCTGATTCCGAATGAAGCCCAGGCAGACCCCCAAACCTGCATGGCAGAGGCCATGTACTTTGAAGCGCGGGGCGAGGGCTGGCGGGGGATGCTGGCGGTGGGGGTCGTCGTCCGTAACCGGGTCGGCCAACCAGGCTACCCGTCCACCCTTGGCG